CTTGTAATTCACCGATTACTGCTGTACCGAAAGTACAAACAATATCGCAACCGGAGAAAGAAGTATATGTATGAGTATACTCTGTTGCAATTGTTCTTGCCATTATTTATGTACTCCTTGTTGTACTAATTTAAAAATGTTAGATATGAGAGGCATAATTATTATGCCTCTTTATATCTATTTATTTTATTACTATTATTTATCAGAACCTGCACTATCAATAGTATCAACCATTTTAATAGTGTTGCGAATTTCACGAATTTCGTAAATAGGAACGATTTGGTAATCAATTTCGATGACAGACATTTTGAGCAATTTAGGGTCATTGTTCATAACGAAGTCATATTTTTCAATCAATGTACCTGTGATTTTATCAAGGTTAGATTTAATAGCTGTTTTAAGAGCATTACGGTTAGCAGTATGGTTTTGTTTACCAATAAATGGTTCACCAGCTTGACGAATCAAGTCTTCAACTGCACCTACAACACGAGAGCATGCAAGACGACGGTAAATAGAATCTGCATTAGCCATTGTTACGCCATCAGTAACTACGATGCCTTTTGTGAAGGAATTACGCATTGTTACGAAACCAGCAGATGTCAAACGAGACAATTGAGATTTAGATAATGCATATTCAAGGTTAGTTACGTTAATTGGTTGCATTGTAGAAGATTGGTCAAGGTCTAATGTAGAAACGAAACCAGCATAAGCACCTACGTTATTAGAAATGTAAGTGTAAGATGCATTATCGATTGCTAAAGAAGATTGAGCAACTACTACAGATACGTTACGACCAATGTTGTATGGTAAGTTATTGCGGTCAAGCATGTTACGACCTACTGCATTTTTAGCATATAAGTCGAAGTTTGTTGCAATAAGTTTGTCAACCATTTCGCTGATTTTATCAAGAGAAGTAGAAGCCATACGTTTTGTACCGATTACGCCATGAGTTGGAGTTGTTTTTAACTCAGTATAAGTACAGTGCTGTGCCAATTGACGAGCAAAATTATCAGTTGTACGGAATGGTACACGCATAGTGTAGTCATAACCAACTTCTTTATCTGCACCGCAAGTACCAAGAGCTTTTTCTTCTGTTGGAGTTGCAGGATTCAAACCAAGAATTTCAGCAACCATATCATCTTTTACAAGAGCACCATCTTCAGAAACTTTGAATGTGAATACGTTACGTAAGCAATTAATTTTATTTAATTCTTCAACGAATTCTTCCAAAGTCATGTGGTCAAAAATACCAGAGTTGATAACGATGCGGTTTACATCATTAAATTCAGAAGATTCAGCATATACAGAGATAGCTTGTTCATCTTCGTCTGGACGGTAAAGAGATTCTAGGTCACCAACTGGAATCAATTGAGCACCATCGATTTTGCACAAGAAAATAGTGTCGAGGTTATTTACCAATGCATAATCTTTAGTGTCCATAGTTGTGCCAGTAACATCTGTCATATCTTCAAATACATATTTTTTAGCATTTGCGGCAGATGGTTTGGCTTGTTTTAATTGGTCATTAACTACGATGATACGACCAACGAATGCAGAACCAATGATAGCATTTGTATCGTAGTTAGCTGCACAATGTTGTACATCATCTAAATATTCAAGACCATTTTCAGTCAAGCGAGCTAATTTATTAGAATTGGTATCGAATACTACAGAACCAGCTTTATATACACCATTCTTAATAGCCTTACGAGTTTCATCGTAGCCTAAAGAATAAGAAGGATATACGTCATAGATTTCTTCAGCTGCAATAGCATCGATATCAGTAATCATGTTTTGTTCAACTTTTTCTAAAGTTACAGAATATTTCTTAGCTTTAGTAAAGTTCTTTTCATCGATAACTGGAGTAACAGAAATCAATTTATCCATGATGCTGAATTCTAAAGCAGATGCTTTTTTGAATTCAGATGCACGAGGTAATTTACCTTTAATTGTGTCATCAGCATTAGCACAAACAATAGCGCGGTATTTAATTTCGGAATCTTCCAAAATAGAATAGATACCTTCTTTAATAGATACTGTGCGAGCTTTATCTTCTACTGGAGACTCAACGATACGAGGAGTGATTTCTTGACCAGCGGAATTTTTACGTTGTTCAGCACGAGCTGTGATTGCATAACCAGAACCTAAACGTCTATAGATTTCGAATTTAGACAAGTCTGTTTCTTCGTAATTAAAAGCGTCTGGTTTAAATGCACGGTCAATAGCACCGTAAGTTTCCAAGAATTCCCAACCTTTAGTTGTTACTTGTACATCACGTAATGCTGCACGGAATGCTTTAGGGTCATTAGCAGGGAATGTAATTGGGAATGCTTTACTTACATCTGTGTTATATTTCAAACGACGGAAGTAAGGAGCTTCAACTTTATAAGGTAAGTTCTTTTCGCTTTTAGTTACATGGAAAGTTAAAGTAGTGCGACGGTCACATAAGGATTCATCACGACCAATTGTATACAAACCAGAAAGCATAGAACCAACTTTAAGATGGTTAGCTTCTGCGGAATGAGTTACATCATTACCTTCTTTATCAATGATAGTGAAATTCAATACGTTGTTGAAGACATGACGATTGAATAAACCAATCAAGTCTACAAGACGAGAATTAGCAGTTACATTGAAATCTTGATTCAAACGAAGTTCGTTTTTAATCATCATTTCGCTAGATTCAACAACACCACGTTGTTTTTCTACGATTGTTGCACGAGAAGCTGGTTTGTAGAAAGTAATTTTTTCATCACCATTAGTACCGTCAAACAATACGTAGCAATCTTTAGCGATATTAGAAGGGAATTGAGAAGACAATTGAAGACGGAAATCAGAATCAACTGCGAAATCAAAAGTCTTGGAAATATTTTTACCACCGATACGTACACCGTAAATTGAACGACAACCACGGTTCCAAGCATCTTGGATACCTGCTACCAAGGAAGCTTCTTTCAAAGTTTCAGATTGGTATGGTTCGCCGAAAATGTAACGAGCGTGTTCCATGGAATAAACTGGAGTTGGGGAACCAACTGGGCCATTGAAAGCTGTACCAATAATCAATACAGAATCAGTAGTGCCAAAAGCGGATTGGTCAAAGCCTGTAGAATAATCTTGTTCAACTTGCGTAATAACGCCAGGCAATTTACCAAGTTCTTCATTAAATAAGGTCATGCTCATTTAAATAAGCCTCCTATGAATTTATCATTATTAATAGTTATACGTATTTTTTAAATCAATACTCCAGAAATATCCGTATCGTAACTTACGTAATTTCTTTCTATTTCAACATAATATTGAAGACTACGTACTGATAAATTTTGACGATAATAATCGTAATTCTTATCAGAAAAACGAGATTTAAATACTATTTCAGCTACGCCTTGTTGTTTAAAATAACCGGAGTATCTGAACATTAACTCTTCAAAATCTCTCATTACCTTATTTGCTGTTATATAGTCACTGCCAATTATATTAAATTGTATAACACATTTAAATCTTTGTGACCAAACTTGTCCATGTCGTTTCCATCTATCATTTTTATCATCTGATTCTTCAATGAATTGGTTGATAACACGAGGTTTTAATTCAAGTTTTGGTTCATAACTAATAACATCAAATTGGATAATAGGATGATTAATTGGTACTTGTTGGTCAACAACGAATCGTGCACCTTCATCAGGATTAAATTCTACATTATCTTTTTTTAATGCCTTTACTACAAGTTTATTAATCATAGCAAATAAATCATCGAGGTCACAATTTTTATCGGCTTGTTGTTTATCTATTTTAATAGATAAATCTTTACCTATTGCTGATTCATTACGTACACCAATTTTTTCATTATCTAAATCTACTGTTGTTTCTTTTCTATGTATAGTACTAGAATGAACTTTATTTAGAGGCGTTGTTTGTGCCTCTAATCGTTCATCTAGTAATTGTTGCAAATCATCCATTATACTTCAACCTCCTTAGAGATATGAATTTTTTCAATTGAATTAATAGGAACAATTTCAAAATTAACGACGATGACAATTGTTCCCTTTCCGCTTTTATATACGTTAATAGAAACAATTGCCCATTCTTTAATTAATATCCCTATAATAGAATCTAAAAATTGTTCTAACTTTTCTTGAATTTTTTGTTTTTTATACTCTGAATATTGCATACCCATATAATCAGAAAAATCAAGAATACGCTCTATGTATTTTTTAATCATAGAAATCGTAACAATTTTTTCAGTATCTCTAGTAAGGCGACAATTCAATAAGTTTTCTACTGTCGTTTCTCTTACAGAATGAGATTTAAAATAGGCATATAATGGATAATCCCATGCATCTAAATGGAAAATAGCTTCTCCCAGTATATCCGAAGTAGGATATGTACCAGGAGAAGTTGTTGCTAATAATGAGGCTAATATAACATCGGCCATTTCATTATTAACTAAATTATTGGCTACGATAATAATATTTTCTAAATTAGCATTTTCAGAACAGCATCGTCTGAATAAATCGTAAGAGTCATTCATGTATGTATTAAAATCATCTATTGTTTCATATAATGATACATGTTTACCAGATGCAATAATAGTAGATAATTTATTAATTCCAATATTTCCTAGTGTATATGCAAAATAATTATGTTTATATGAAGCATCATTAGAATCAATAAAAGAATCATCTATCATAATATCTGGACAAACAATAAATGCAAAATCATAATCAGATGCAATATTAGCTACATCTATAAAATCATCTTTAGTTTGTATATTAGAAACAAAGATTGATTCTACTCCGATTTGTTTAGCTAACACATAAGCTTCTGTCAATTTAGATTCACCATATAATCGTAGCATATCTTTAAAAGAAGTGATATGTCTAATTTCTTTTAACGCATAATTCGTTGCACCAGAAGCTACTATTAAGATGTTATTGTGTTTATCAAATGTTAGCGTCTCTTGTAGTGTATCGCTCATCTTTATAGCCAGCCTTTCTTAGTGCATCACGAATATTATTAAATAATTTATCTCTACCGCTTTTTACTGGTGCAGTTTCAATTCTCCAATATACAATATCATTATCATCAGAACGTTCATAATATACATCAGATACTTGGTCTAACTCAGTAGCATCATAAATAATGTCTCCTGGTTTAATATCAATATCTATATCTTTATTATTTTTTGTATAATATACATTCATGATATTTTTTTCAGCAAAACCAATATTGCTTGCGCGAATCGATACAGCTAAATTTAAATTAGCTGCATATTCACGAGTGAAACGTAATTTATTCCCTAATCCTAAACAAGTTGGACAATCTGGATTTGGTTGCTTACTGACATCATTAATGCAATGACATTGTTCTTGTTTTTTAGAGATAAACCAAACTGGGTGTGACCATAAATCGATTACTTTTCTAATATTAGGGTCAAACCAATGATTACAATTCAATGGCTTCATTTAATTAACTCCATTGAGGAACGCTACGAGCAATTTCTTGTAAAAGAGATTCTGTAGTGGTCCATTGTACATCTGTATTGGAAGAAGATTTTAAACCAATACGAGTAACTTTAGGCTTAGCACGTCCTTCTGGCCAGTATCCACGAACGGCATCTTCCCAAGTTTTTAATTGTTTATTTAAATCATCGAGTAAATCTTTTAATGTTCCTAAATCTTTTTCATGTTCGTATTCAATAACATCTAGTTTATATCGATTGTCTTTATCGAATCCAGTACTCATAATCATTCGCATGAGACAATCGTAAGTAGCTTTGAGTCTTACAAAATTTTCTACGGCAAAACTATCTGTTTTAATTTTAGATTTTGTTTGCGAAATAATGTAATCTGCATATTTAGAGGCATCTCTAATATAAGAACGCATATTGTTATCAGGAATTTCATAAGCATCAGTAATCATTTTTAACGATGTTAATGTACAATACATTGGTTTATATTCAGTTCGAATCGTAAATGTTTTAGATTCTAATGCATTACCATCTTTGTCTTTTAATCCAGAGACAGTAAATGTGTAATCAGAATTCGCTAACACTTCTTTAGGAGCGATTTTTACAATGTCTTTTGTATTTTCTTCATAGCTAATTTCAGCTACAATTCGTTCTTTAGCCATTATACATCCTCCCTTACAATTCTAACTTTAATATCAGATATATCTACATCAAAAGGAAAATCGATTAAGAAATAATCAGGTAATGGGTCTGCATATGCTTCATATTCTAAAGTATAGGATTTACCGTCACTCACTTTTTGTTTCGGACTTTCAATTCTATCTACAAATTCGATAGCATTACCTACAACTTCAGGAGTTACATCTGTATCTTTTAAAGCATCAGTTTGTGGTGTTTCATGAACCAATCCTTTTTTAGTGAAAGTAATGGGTGTGGACCACATACCATAATTCTCTGCATTTAATTCTCGCTGAGAACGCATACGAACATAATATTGTCCATTATCTGTAACTTCTTTTAATAGAATACGATATGCATGTTTATCTTCTGTTTTATATTTATCATGGTCTATATAACTTCTATATAAGATATTATAGAAATTATTATCGGAAGCGACTTCTAAGTAAAAAGCTTCTTCGAATTTACTTTTACTAATCTCTTTCCATTTTAATTCAATAGTACCTTCACAAGCTTCAAAATTAATTGGTGAAGTAATTTCTACTTCTGATACAACATCACTTTTAAAAGTAATGCGTCGCATCATAGCCAAATCTAACTTTTTCTCTGTAATAGATTGAATACCTGTGTCAGTAATGACCAGGTATTCATCTCCAGGAACAACCCATTCTCTAAATTGTAATTGAATAATATTTCTGTCAACAATAACATTAATAGGCGCGATATGTTTTGTTTTATTATTTAATACATAAATATTATTATTATCGACTGTATCTTCATCGATATCCATACTGCATTTAATAAAAATAGATTGGTCTTGTAAACTAGGTACAACTGCTAAAACAGAAAATTTAATTTCTGCCATAGAGTATTTCCTTTATAAATTATTCAGTTAATGGGTTAACGATAACTGCTTGTACGGATTCTTCCAATTCATTAATGAAGATATTAACGACTTGCATTTCAGCTGTAGCAGGAATTTCGAATACGCCATCACGTTTTTTAGAACGTGCAGTGAATTTTTTAACTTCTACTTTTTCGCCTTCTTCACCGATTACATAATATAAACCAGTTACATCTGTACCAACTTTATAAGAAATAATTGCTTTTTTAGCATCAGTAGATTGGTCTGCATTAATTTCGCAAGTTAAATCACGAGCATCTTCTTCTTCAGTTTCTGTATTTTCTGTATCAGCTGCTAATAATTCTTCATCAGTTGGGCCAGATACTTCATCAAGAGTAGCTTCAGATTCATCTGCTACTGGAATAGTATTAGCATATACGGGTTTATTTACTTCTTCTGTATTAGGAACTAAATAATATTTACCTTCATGTTCCATAATACGAACTTCAGGAATATCACCACCAAGAGTACCACTTTGTAAAATAATAGTACCCATACGTACAGAGCGACGAAGTTGAGCACAGTTTGTACCAGATGGAATAGCTGCTGTACGTTTACCTGCTGTTAAATATACACCAGATAATTCATCATAATAACCAGCTTGACCAGGTGCCAAGCGAACTACTGCGATTTGAGACATAAGTTTCTCCTTTGATTTTTTATAAAAAATATAGGGCGGCTATATTGCCGCCCTAGTGTAGGTCTTTATTATTGACCTTTATTATTTAAAGAATTCACAGTCGCTGCGGACAATGTATTTGTCAATGTAACTGTAGGAGGTTCTGGGTAAGTAGGAGCCACTGCAAGATTGCGAGCTACTGTAATACCACGACCATTGTCGAGGATACCTACGCCATAACGTTCTTTACATTTCAAGAGACGAATGTCACGTTCTGGGTCAGTCCAGTTATCAGTGGACAATGCTTCTTTTTCAGCAATAACGCCAACAGAACTGCGGTCGATGCAGTACATATCGAATTTTTTGTTAACTTTATCAAATTTAACAAATGGAGAGAAAGATACGGAAATTGGCATTGGAAGACGACCTTGAACTTGGTTAGGTTGCATAATGAATTT